TGGGCGCATCGCAAATACCTCTGTGGTTGATCCAACAAAACTCGGCTGCGACCTCGCAGCACGGCCAGCTACCGGAGGGCGCCGTGGGAAGTCGCATGCGGGATTTATCGGGCGGGAAGGGTGCCCAAGCCCGCTACTGGCGACGGCCTGGGTTTGCAGCAACAAGTTGTCTTCGTGCGCTAGGGTGGCCTACCGGAATTCCGGCCGATGCGCGGTGACATTGACGGCCTACTGTCCGCTGCCTGGATGAGTGTTGGGCGCAGCCTTCAGGCTTGCTGTGCCACGCGGATGAATCGTTCAGCTACTTCATGGCAAAACCTCCGTAACGAAGGGCAACTGCCGAGCATTCCTCGGTAGTTGGTTGCGATGCAGGTGGGCGGTTATAGGCCGCAGTTTCGTCCGCATCGGAGAGTGATCGAAACACCAGGGCGCAACCCCTGCTTGTTTCCCGCCGCGTTTATAGTGTTGGCCGTCTCGCTCATACCGGCTCAGGAGATTCCCGGGGCTTTGCGATCCTAGCGCTGCAGCCCGCTTGGGCACGCTTCGATCACTCTCCGATGCGGCCTGGTGCTGGGGAGTACCAGGTGCTCGGGCAGTTTTCGTCAGGCTGACGTGGTGTTGGTTGTCAGTCATAAATTCCGTAGCTGAATTCGTCTTCTTCGCAGTCCACCAGAATCTTGGAAGCGCCGAAGTAAAGTGCAGCCAGAAGCTTCTCGAACTTCGTTCTGAATCGCAGCGTCTGACCAATCTTCTCGTTGTCGATCTTGGCTGCGTAAACGGTGCCGACCTCGCGACCCTCTTCGTCACGGTCCTTGCCGCGCCTATCGAACGAGATGTGGATAGCGTTATCCAGGCTGTACTCGTCTCGCTCGCGGCTGCTGTAGAGCGAAGAGTCATCCTTTGGCTTCTTGTCGAAGTAGATGTGCAGGCCGCCGTAATCGGATTCTTTGAAGCGTATATCCGGATGCTCCCAGCGCTCCACTGCCGCGCTTTCTTTGTGCTGCTCGATGAAAGCCTCCATGAGGTCTTGGAGGCTGATCACATCAGGCATCTGATCTTTCGTCAGGACTTCGTCGATTGCTTCCTTCGCGCGGCGGACCATGTCGGCCTCTACACCGCTGGTTTCCCACTTTTCTTTCAGAGCCTTGGCAATCATGTCGTTGTAGCGGGTCAGCTCGAAGACCGTGGTCAAGTTGGCAGGCAACGCTGCCTTGATTGCCTCCTCAACCTGTTTACCCATGTCGCCGTAACGACCAAAGCAGTTATCGATCACCTTGGTGAACATGATCTTCACATGCTCGTCGATGATCTCTTTTGGCTGATCACTGCTCGCGAAGGCGGTTACTCGCTCAGCCAGAAGCTGCTGAAGTGTTTGCTCGCTCATTTGGTACTCCGTGCTTGTCGGTTGTTTTCCCAATGCACCCGTCACCAGGTGCATCAGTGAAAAATTCCTTGTTGCTCGCACCTCCTACCGGGTCATTCGCCAGTTCGGTCAACACCTCGTCCGCCGTCGCAGTTCTGCGCGTTGGTAGCCTTTCGGGGCTATCGGATCGCCGGTCGCCAGTAGTGGCAGCGCGATTTTGTTCACCTGACTTTCTCTCGCCCCACAGGTGTGGCCAGGGCTGACCTCCCAGCGTGAGCCGGGTAATCGTGTATGGCGCAGGTTGTTAAAGAGCGTCGCGGCTTTCGCTGCTGGGCCGGTGATGCTTGATGGCTTGAACATAATTTAGCTTCGAGCTAAACGATACGTCAATAGCTTTATGCTAAATAATTTAGCTAGTGCATATTTTTCGTTAAGCGCTTTGTTGGGGTTGGGGGGGGAGGGTGGCGAATTTCAGGCGCAAAAAAGCCCGCGCTTGGCGGGCTCTGTGATTCGAATTGGTGGCCTCAACTGGAGTGGTCTTTTTTACGGACTCGCGCCGAGATATCCCGGTAGGTATCGCTATCAGTTGCAGCAAGGAGTGTGCGACCACCCTCTAGCGTGGCCAAAAATGTCACTTCCGTGTGGTGGCCTGCTACTAGATAGCCAGCGATGGCTCCTACCGGACCAAGCAGCATGGCGCCAGCTATTCCAAAGCCTATGGCGCTCTTTATGTTTTTGTTGGAATCAGTGTTTTTGACTGTCAGATCTTTAAACTCGGAGACGAAGAAGCTGTTCCCTCGCCGCGGCTTAAGGGTCGTTTTAAGGGTCATGGTGCCAAGGTTATACTCCCCATCACACTGGGGGAAATCACCTGCAAGTACTATGATCTTTGCCATGTGGAATTGTCCCTGGGCGATCATTTTATGGGTATTTATTGCGCGCGCTCAAATCTAAAACGTCAACGATTTGGCGATTAGTGGCGACATCATCGACCTGCCATGTAGGCGCTCCTTGTGCTGAAATGAGCGTTATCTATGAGGGGATTGATCAATCCGCGCCCTTAGCCTTCAGCCTGGCCAAACCTTGGTTGATATACCCGGCATTCTCGCGAATCGTATCCAGTGCACCGCGGACATTACCGCCGATCTCGATCGCACCTTGGCTTTCAATCAGCAGCGTCAGCTCCATAATGGCGGCCTCCAGGGCGTTTTGATTTTCATGCATGCGCTCAAGGACATCGGGGAGAGAGTATTCGGGGGTAGGCATAGCTTCGACTCATTCGAGGGAGCTGAAAGCGTAGCAGCGGAGGAGGGGAATGCGGGCTCATACAACTTTCAGTGCAAGCTCTCATCCGTCTTGAGCAGCTCAATAATCGCTTTATCCATGGTTTCCGCATTGAATCTTAGATCGCCAACACGAACCCTCAGCTTCTGCGCTGTTTCTGTCGCGCCTTCCTTTTCTAGCCAGGCTGCGATTTCCTCGAAGGCCTCACCGATCATCATTTGATTCAGTTGAAGGCTGGCCAGCACAGCTGGAAACAGTTTTGGGTGGGCCATGGTTCATTCCTCCAACAGAGCATTGGGCGTGCAGACAACAAAAAGCCCGCGCTCGTGGGGTTGGGAAGGGGTAATAGTGTCCGATCGGCTCAGTGTAGTCTGGTATAAGCGTCTGAATTGCTTGCGGCACGGATCTGCTCGATATCGACTACCGCGGCCTCGACAATCTCAAGGGCATGAGAAATACGCAGCAACGCTTGCTCAGGGTATGCCTGAGTCGTAGGGGTAATCCCCTTCATGCCTGTGGCCAGTGCCAGCTGGACATCAGCCATTCGAGAAAGCAGCGATAAGGTGAGTTTGTCAGAAACCATGGATCGATCCTATGGGCGTTCGAGACAGATTAGCCGGGGGAGGGTGGATACGAAAAGCTCAGCGCTGGGCCGGGCTTCAATGATTGGGTCCGAATTCAGTCTGGATCAGCAACTTCTTCCGGCGTCCACCTAGCTCTCAGATCCGCTATGGCTTTGGCTATGAAGTCCGAGTTTTCGGTGATCACAGCCAGATGATCATCAATCTGGTCAGACACGTCCGCAGAGCCACGTTGGTCGATCCAGACAGCGATTTCTTCGATAGCGCAGTCGAGGGCCATGATGTTCTGGTTGAAGCGGCAGAGCAGGGCATGTGTTGGATCCTCAGGAGCGGTGGACATGGCATTTCCTCCATAGAGAAAGAAAGCGTAGCAGGCAACAAAAAGCCCGCACATGGCGGGCTCTCTGTTGAAGGGGCTGATCCATCAGCTACCGTCAGTGTAGATGGCGTCTACGGGCGCGCAAGGCAGAATGAAAAAGCCTGGCGCTGGGCCGGACTATTTTCAGCGAAGGGTCTCAGGAACCCCTCGCTTTATTTCTTCAAGTTTTTGTTTATTAGGCATGTGCGAGCTAATAACCCTCACTCCCTCAAACTCAGCAAGAGCATGGGTTACCTCGTCATAAGCCTTGAGGAGCTTTGGCTTTCCTGGCGCAGGAGGCTCTGTAATAAATAAGGTGTCTTTCGCCAGCCTGTTCGCCTTATTCAGACGCATGACCTTCGACAACCATGCGTCACCATGCTCAAGAATCTTAGAAGGCTCAGCCTGCCCAAAATAAAGAGGCTTGATTGCCTGTTCTGCTATCTGATCAGCAAGCATTACGAAAGGAAACCTGACGTCGTAATCTTTGGTGCCTAAGCGCTGCTCTTTATAGCGCTGCTTCAGGTTTGAAGAGGCCAGAAGAGTACCAAGCTGGCGCTCCAAGACTTTCTCTTGGTATTCCTTGTTAGCAAAGCTGTGATTTACATAGTGATCGAATAGCTCATCCAAAGCTTGGCCGATGTTGTCTGTTGCCATAGACCCCGGCTGGCTGAAACGCATCATCGTCTCCCGGGGGTGAATGAGATGCTTGAATGTGCTCGATAGCAAGCTGATCTCGTTTTTGTGCCGTGCGCAGAATCCAACCAGGCGGTTGAACTCATCCTCAACCTCGCTTTTCGCGCGAAGGTAAACCTTGTGCTCAAGGGTTTCGAAAAATCGAGTTACACGCTGGCGTTTCGTGGCAATTTTGAAGCGAAACTCTCCATTGTTCGCAAGCAGCACGATCCCAATATTCACAAACTCACCCGTTTCTGGGTAAGGCAGGAATCTCAGAATCGAGTAGTTACAGATGTAGTTCATAATTGCCCCCAGAACTGCTCATCCTTGAACCTTTCCAGTATTTGAAGCCTTTGCTGAAGGGTTGGTTCATATTCGTCGTCGGGATCTTGGTTCCGACAAAGCCATTCCTCCGGTAGGAGGGAGGTGATCCTACCCCAGTCATCGAGGGCCGCGTCAAGAAGTGGTAAATAATCCAGACGAGCGAGTAGGTTTCCATCAAATGAGCCTAACTGGTCTCGAAAGACGTGGTACCTCCTGAACTCTTCTAGGCTGAGATTTGGGTCGAACGCCACGTTGTGGTCAATCACCACGAGCTCCCCTTTCGGGTTCAGGATGAGATTGACGTTCCCTCCAATCTCTCCAAGTCCACGATCACCATTCAGTATCCACCAATCAAAGAGTAAAACCTTTCTTTTCAGATCGACAGGTAGCGAATTTAGATTTGCCCACATCAGATCAGAAGCATTCTCAACTTGAAGCGAAGCGAATGCCGGGCCACCACTTAAGTCTCCAATCCCATCCATGACGCTAAAATCAATTAAGGCCTGAGGGATATCAATCACCCTCCATGGAGGAATGGGTAGTCCGAGGTGCGCACCCAGTTCGGCGGATAAAGCCTCCGAAACCAGCCCATTGCCAAGGGCTCTTGAAAGACCTTTGACGAAGTAAGTCTGATCGTCTTCAGCCCTGACAAGGAAAGGCTGGACAGACAAGCCTTGTTCGCTCTGCCTTATTATTTCCTTAGCGGTAATGCGCTCTAACATTTGCATTCCTTGCTACTTCCTCAGATCGCAATTTTTGCGAGCTGAGGGAGCTATCGATTTTGGCTTTAGGCTTTAGAAATCCACGCCATACCACCTACTCAGCCTTCGTCCGCGTCACTCGGCCCGCCCCGACCTCATCCGCATACGCCGTCAGCCGATCCTCATCGTTATGGAAGATCGTGATCATGCGCATGATGGCTTGGGCATCAGGCTCATTCCCGGCCAAGCTGGCACGCTCTGCGATTCGCATCAGCTCCACCGCTGACCACTTCAAATCAGAAGCGACACCCTGGAGGTCGCGCTTTAGGTCCTGCTCTGGCTTATTGAGTCCCATGATCGTCCCCCTGCAACTCCGTTGTGCCAATTTACTGCAATTGTTTTGACCCCTCAGTCGCGCGGTCGGCGCAGGTGTCAATTCATGACAAATATTGGCTGAGGACTACCTGGCGTACATGCCCCACCAGAAGACGTGCCCGAGGATGCTGATCTGCTCCTCCTGAATATCCTGGAACGTGTAGTCCTCATCCGGGTGCTCTTCACGGTTGAAACTGCGCAGGCGAACACCTGACGGGAGTCTATAGAGCTGCTTCACGCGAAGCTGGCCATTGTGAATTAACGCGTATAGGTCGCCATCAGTGACATCGGAAATTGAGGTGATGCCGGTGTTTATTCCCACCGTAGCCCCATCCCTCAAAATTGGAAGCATGCTGTTTCCACGAATGGTCACGCATTTTGCGTTCGAGAACTGAACACCATTCTGGCGAAGGCTTCGTTTTCCGAACCGCAGGAACGAATTCGAGCTTTCCTCAATGACAAAGCGACCTGAGCCGGCGGCAAGCTCAACTTCGCGAAGGAAGGGCACAGAAACTTCGTCGTCATCAATGGGCGTCGAGTCATCCCAGAGGGCGATGTCCTTTAGTTCGGTGTGCTGAGATTCAGGCGCAAGCTCTGCGGTCAATGACATATCCCGGACATTGTCCAAGTAGCCCTTCGGCAGATCTTCGGCCGCCTCAATTCTGCGCGCGAGCTCGTCCCCCAAGTTCCTGACCGGGTTTTTGGAGAGGATCTGGCTCAACACCGAAGGCGATGTTCCCCATTTCTCTGCACATTCTTTTCGCTTTCTGTTGCCTGCAAGGGCTTCCAGGTTGCGCTTTCTGATCGCGTAAATATCCATGCGCTAATGATTGCAGCTCTTAGCTAAATGATAAATATTCTCCGAGCTAAACTCGCACTTGCTAAATAATTTATCTAGAAGCTAAACTCTGTGCGAGACAAACGGAGAATACCCATGACCACCCAAATGCAAGAGTGGCTCAAGAAGGCGACCGCACCTGAACGCGATCGAGTTGCGGCAGCGGCAGGCACCAGCGTTGGCTACCTCTACCAAATTGCGGGCGGTCATCGGAAGCCTTCCCTGGAGCTTTCGAAAAAGCTTCAAGCCGCAACAAGTGGAGATCTGACCATGTCCGGCCTGCGGCCTGATCTGTACGAGCTTCTCACCGAATCAAAACCCCAAGAAGCCGCCTAACAGTCAGCGCCGTCGTTGGTCCGTTGAAGCCAGATTAGAAGAGAGCAATCCCCATGGAAACGTCCAGTTCAAGACACAGAGCCCAAACCCGTGATCAGGTGCTGGTCGCGCACGCGGCAAACCAGATCGCACGCACTAGCCTGAGCCAGGATGATTTCGCCCAGGCGCTGAGTCGTGAGCTGTATCTGTCGATTCCAGAGCGAGCGAAGAAGAAAGAGGTCCCGGACTTCAATTCTCCCGAGCTGACTAAAGACGCCGGTGAATTCATTAAGGCGACCGGTCGCTGGCTCAAACGTGTTCAGCGCTGGCTGTCTGGTGATCAGGAAATGCCGTCTTGGCTGGAAGAGTCGTGGGTGAATGCTCTGGAGCCTGAGTTCCGTGATCACTGCATCAACGAACTGGCCGGCCGTCACGGACTGATCGGCGCCCGCCAGATGACAAGTTCCCAATGCGCGAACAGAAGCTTCGGCGCGCTGATCCGCGCGCTGGGTGATGTGATCGACACCGGCAGCGACGTCTTTGACGACCAAGTGATGTGCGAGGCGGACTTGCCGCACCTGCCGGCGTTCGCGAAGCAATGCCGCCAAGTTGAAGCGCGGGCAGGGGAGCTCGGCCGGAAGGCAGAAGCACTGCTCGCCAAGCACCGACCGAATTTGAAAATCGCCTGAATCCCAGGCACAAAAAAGCCGGGATTGCGCCCCGGCTAATTCATTACAACTTGATGAGGCCGATTATGCAGAGACAACCTAATTCAAGCAATACCCCGCCATATGTCGCGACACGTTTTTCAAAAAACGAAAACGTGTCGCGCACTAATTCAGTTATCCCTTTCGACTTCGACGGTGGTGCCATTCGGGTCATTACCGATCAACTTGGAGATCCGTGGTTTGTTGCTCGTGATGTGGCCGATGCGCTTGGTTATGCGAAGCCAGAGAACGCCGTATCCCGCCACTGCAAGGCCGCGACCACTACCCCGAAACAGGGTGGTGGCTTCATGACCATTATTCCAGAGCGCGATGTGTATCGACTGGTGATGCGCTCCAAGCTCGTCGGTGCCGAGCGCTTCGAAGAATGGGTGGTGGGCGAAGTCCTTCCGAGCGTGCGCAAGACCGGCAAGTTCGAAGTGTCCGGTCCCAGCAGCTCCAAGGTCGTCGGCGAACTGGCGATCATGGAGTGCTTCACGCGCCTGCTGAAGCCGGCGCCGTCTAGCCAAATGATGATGCTGACCAAGATCGCCGCGAACAATGGCTTGGAGTCAAGCTTCCTGCCCGGCTACACCATCGACGCAGCACCAGATGCCACCGGCGGCAGTTCCATGCCGACCAAGGCCGTTACCGCGCTGATCAAAGATCACGGCATCGCCAGCATCGCCAGCACCGCAGCAGCCTTCAACCGAGCGCTGGCCGCAAAGGGTTTCCTCAAGCAACTCCAGCGTAAGAACTCCAAGCAGGTGATGGTCGACTTCTGGTGCGTGACCGACAAGGGCATGAGCTTCGGCAAGAACCTCACTAACCCACAATCCCCCCGCGAGACGCAGCCTCATTGGTACGTCGATCGCTTCCTCGAATTGGCAGCACTGGTCGGGAAGGCCTGAAATGCAATACACCGTCACGATCAATCAGGCGAAGGCGTTGGAGTGGGGGCTGAACTCTCAGCAAGCCCTGCTGTTCGCTTTCGTCTACGAGTGCCCGAGCTGGGCCAATCCAATCAAGACGGATACCGGGATCTACTTCGCGTTGAGTAAGGCCAAGATCGTTGACGAACTGCCGCTGCTCACTGATAAGCCCGACACCGCTTACCGTTTGCTGAAAGCTCTGCGAGACGCAGGTTTGATCGAGCTTTCCAGTACGTCGAGCATCACCTTGATCCGCCTGACCGAGAAGGCCAAAGAGTGGAATCGTAAATTGGATGGGTCGGAAAAATATCCGACCTCTGATGCACTCGATGGTCGGAAAAAAATCCGATCTACCTCGGATAAATCTCCGAGCAAGGTCGGAAAAAAATCCGAGCCAGGGTCGGAAAAATCTCCGACAAATCAGGGTACCAATAATCAGGGTACCAATCAGGTAACCAGTAATCAGGATTTGCAGGACGGCTCGGACAAGCCGAACCGGTCCGGCGGGTTGGTACTGGTGGTTGACCGCATCGAAGCGCCACGGGTTGAAATCCCCGCTGACATGCCGGGCCCCAAAGACCAGACCTGCAAGACGTTCAAGACCTGGGCGAACTACGCCATGTCCTACCGCAAGCGCTACAAAGCTTGGCCGGTCTGGAATGCCAAGGTGGGAGGGCAGGTTGGTTTGTTGATTGGCCGCCTCGGTATCGACGTCGCTCATAGCGTCGCCGCGTACTACCTCGGGATCAACGATGCCCAGCTGATCCGCAAGTGCCACAGCTTCAACGAGCTGCTGGCCAACGCCGAGAGCTACCACACCCAGTGGGTGACCCAAACCCAGATCAACGGCCGCACCGCCCGCCAACAGGAAGACACCCAGGCCAATATCAACGCCGCGCAGGAAGCTGCCCGGAACATCCGCGAAGGGGGTAAGCGAAATGCTTTCTTACGACCAACTCGCTGATCTGTCTGCTGCCCTCTGCGCAACGGCTGAGACCGTCGGCCAGACCTTGAGCGCTTCGGTTGCTGAGCTGATGGCTGAGGATCTTGCTGAATACCCGATGGACGTGATCACCAACGCCCTCTGGGCTTGCCGTCGCGGACTCACCGGAAAGCTCACGCTGAAAGCCATTCTCGACCTGATTCAGGCCGCCGATGGCCGCCCGGGCAAGGACGAAGCTTGGGCCATTGCCCTGACTTCGAACGACGAGTTCGAGACGGTGGTGATGACCGATGAAATCCAACTGGCGTTGGGTGCTGCAAAACCTGTCCTCGACGCCGGCGACAAGATCGGTGCGCGCATGGCGTTCAACAGCGCCTACGAGCGGCTGATCAACCAAGCCCGTGAAGACCGCAAGCCGGTCAACTGGCATGTCTCTGTGGGGTTCGACGCCAACCGCCGAGTTGAGGCGATCGCCAAAGCCGTGCAGATGCAGCGGATCCCCCACGGGCATGGCCAGAAGTACTTGGCAGATATGCGCGTGGTCCCGATCACCGAAGATGGTCGCGCATTGGCAGGTCTGATCACCGGTGAAGTGACCCGGCCAACACCGGGGGTGCGCGAAAGGCTCCAGGGCGTGAAGGCTTCGATGTTGGAAATGCGAGCGGCGTCGGCCGAAAGGAAGGACGAAATGCGGTTCGAAGCGGCCAATGAGTTGGCAGATCGCCGCGCTCTGCTACTGAAGCAGGTCGAGGAACTGGAATCGGGGAGGGCATCCCATGGCTGAGCTCGCACTTATCCGCACCGCCCAAGGCTTGGTGCCGGCCACCGAAGCTGACCGAGAAACCGTCCAGAAGTGGAAGGCAGGCCAGATCATTCATGGCAAGTTCACCCGCATGCGCAACGGCAAGTTTCACGGCAAGTTCTTCTCGATGCTCGACCTGGCCTGGGAATACTGGGAGCCGGTCGGCGGCTTGATCCCGCGTCAGGAGATGCGCGGCATTCAGGGGTTGGCCAAGTTCTTCGAAGCGCAGAGCGGCAAGCCGGGGCAACTGTCGCACGCGGTCACCGCTTACATCACTGGTCTTGAGTTGGCTCGTGCTGAGCGTTTCCCGGCAGTGGACAAGAGCCGCGAAGCCTTCCGTGAGTGGGTGACGATTGAGGCCGGCCACTTCCACTTGGTGCACACGCCTGAAGGGATCCGCAAAGAGGCCAAGTCGATCAGTTGGGCAAACATGGATGACACAGCTTTCGAGCCGCTTTACCGCGACGTCTTCAACGCCTGCTGGCGGTTGGTGCTGTCCGCACACTTTGAGAATGAAGCTGACGCGCTGTCCGCCGCCGATCAGTTGGGGAGTTACGCATGAGAGTCGCCCTCAAGGAGGTAAAGGCGAAGAAGTGCAAGAACCCGGCCTGCGGTATGAGTTTCAAGCCGTCATTCTCCACCGCGCAAAAGGTTTGCAGTTGGGGTTGCGGCCTTGCGATCAAGGACGTGAACCAAGAAAAGGCCCGCAAGACACTGGCCCAGATCGAGCGCAAAGAGATCAGGGCCCGCAAAGAGAAACTCAAGAGCCGGGCCGATCATATGCGGGAAACACAGGTTGTGTTCAACGAGTGGATTCGCCTGCGTGACGCCGCGCTGCCGTGCGTGAGCTGTGGCCGTCACCACGAAGGTCAGTACCACGCCGGGCACTACCGAACTGTGGGAGCGAACCCTGAGCTGCGCTTCGAGCCGCTCAATGTCTGGAAGCAGTGCGCGCCGTGCAACAACCACAAGTCCGGCGACATCGTGAACTACCGAATTGAGTTGGTGAAGCGCATCGGCGCCGACAAGGTGGATTGGCTCGAAGGGCCGCATGAGCCCAAGCGCTACACGATCGAAGAAATCAAAACTATCAAGGCCGACTACCGGGCCAAGACCCGCGAACTGAAGAGGGCTGCAGCATGATCTATCCAGGCGTTCTGAACGCAGTTGTCTCGGCCCTCGCGGCTGAAGCGATCGACAACACCAGCAAGCAGGCATGGCAGAAGCTGTACAACTCTGCCGACGAGGAGGAGGGCGGCGATCTGGCGACACTGGTTCGCTCCCGCGGTGCTGACACAATCGACCGCACCCAAGTGGACTGCTGGGTTTCAGCCCGGCTGCATAGTGCCCTTGAGCCGAGGCACTGGGATGCTCTGGTGGCGAAGTACAGCACCCACAAAGGGCGCAAGGTGCAGGCGATCTCAGCATTACAGACCCTGATTAGCACCCCGGCGCCGAAGCTTTTCCTGTACAAAGCGACCACGGCCTGGGCCATTCCGCAACTAAAGGGCGCGCGGCCGAAGGTCGTGACATCTGTGTCGGTTGAAATCCCGCTCGATGCGCCGGAATGGCGCCGTGAGTCGATGGTGAAGGCGGCGGTGGCGGCCGGACAGGCCAGGGCGAAGAAAGACGAGTCGCGTTCCGCTGACATGATCGTGCTGAAAGACAGCTTCTACAACATGAACACTTGGGACAACGACGGCACTCCGGAGTCGACTCGGCGCCGGTGGCGACAGGACATCGGTCGAGCCGCTGACGATCTGGTGAACGAGGCGCTGGCTCACGCCGCTGACATTCTGGAGGCGGAAGGTTTGTTGGTTGAACGGGCCGCGTGATTGCCTGTTGACATCAGTGAGCGGATGAGCGAAATTAATCCCATCCTGTTATTCCTGCGTGTTTCGAGGATTGGATGAAAGCCCGACCACTGAGTCGGGCTTTTTGTCGATCGGGAGAGCGAGAAGTTATTGCGCTACATTCGTGATCATTTTCTTGATCCGTATCCAATCCTGGTAGGCTTCTGCGTACTTTTGATCTGCTCTCTTCTTGGCCTCTGAGAACCTACTTAGCGTACTCGGGTCGATATTTTCGTCACCCAGTATCTTGTAGGCATCGACATCAAGTTGATCAGCTTCATAGAAAAGGTGGGTGTTTCTGGCGATCTCCTTGTCCCACCCTGCATTACCAGTCTTCACATTATGGGGTCTCATGAGCGTGCCCTCGTTTCGATCCGGGCCGACCGTCCTTCGACGGCTATGTGTTACACCGATGAGAAGATTTCACTCCTCCCTAAATTTTTAGACCCGGAAAATAGCGTCGAGTACCGCATCTGAAAACTGAAACCTAGATCAATTTGCACCAAGTCAAATCACTCAGTTGTAAGTGGCGCATATGTGAGTCAGGCCAGATGAAGAGACGGCGGGAGAGACCGCAAAACTTATTTAAGGCCTCGCTATGTAGCGGGGCTTTTTCGTTCATGGCTCCCTGATAGGGGAGGAACCTGAGATGCCACACATGCCAGAAAAAGACCCGTCGTTCTGGGTGTTGGTCCTGACCGCCCTGAGAGAGAACGGCCTAGCCATGGGGCTGACCTTCGCCCTGACATGGCTTCGCATTCAATACGATGGCAAGGAAACCAAGCCTGTCCGCCAGCTCATCGAAGCAGCGCTGGGGGCTCTGATCGTTATGGTGGTTGGCCTGACGGTGAAAGAGTTCGGTTTCAGCATTGCCTGGTCATTCGCAACGGCTGGCTTCATTGGCGTGCTCGGTGTTGAGCAGGCCCGTCAGCTTGGCAAGCGCTGGGCTGAACGAAAGGCAGACGAGATATAGGCCGCGACACGTTTCGCGAAAATTCAAATCGTGTCGCGACATGCGACGGGGAAAGCACCATGGACAACCAGCACAAGAAGATCACCGGTTACCGCGACCTGAGTCAGTCCGAAATTGACGGCATGAACTCCATCAAGGCGCTTGAAGCTGATGCGGGTGAGCTGTTCAAGCAGATCAGTCAGATTGAAGGCGTTGATACTCGCCTGGTGGCTCTGGCCAAGACGAACCTGCAGCAAGGCTTTATGTGGTTCGTGCGCTCGATCGCCAAGCCTGTTGATCCATTTAGCTGATGAGCAGCGTGACTCGGTTACATCACGCACTGCCACTGAGCCCAGCCATCAATCAGGCGGTCACTGATCTTGATAGCGCCATCGCCAAGGCGGTGAGTGCTGCCAAGGACGCCGGCTTGCCTCAGGGCTTGGTCGTATCACTCTTGCACGGGCACGCCCAGGTGCAGACCAACGTCATGGTGAGCTGAGCGCGTTACGACTCCTCGTACTCGCGATAAAGCTTTACCAATGCTTGGTCGTATTCCTCCTCGGACAGCTTGGCCTTGAGAGCGACCATTGTTTCTTGGGCATTGGCTACGGCGGATGCATCGCTTTTGTTCTTTCGTGCCGCCCATTCCCTAGCCGCCTGCACTACCAATCCCTCAGTGATGCGTTCGATCATTTCCAGTTCCTCTATGGCTTGGTCTGATGCCTAACCATAGACCATTGATCCTCAATGAGTTAGTGGGCTGATGAGGTGTTCCCGCTTCCAAAAGGGCGTCGGCTTGTTAAGCGAGGCCGATCCCTCCAGGAGAAATGAATGGCCGCGAAGCTGCTGGAATTCAAACGAGAGGACTGGCGCGACGCCGCCAAGACCCTGCGCAAGATTGCTGATGATCTCGATGCCGGTGTGCATCCGCATTGTTCTGTTGGTGCCCTGACCCTGATCGGCCCAAAAGGCGAGGTTACTGTGTTCGGGTTGGGGCCTAAGTGTGACGACCTGCAGTGCTTGGGCGCCATGCGCCTGGGTGAGCAGAAGCTGATTGATGTGCTGCTCGACACCGAAGATTAAGGATTGCTCATGGATAGGCCGGTACCGCCAGCGTCATTGCTTGAGCTGTCAGGTCTGTCGGACTTCGGGATTCGTCTGACCCCAGCGCCCGAGGTGTGGGAGTGGCTCCAAGCCGAGATCCTTGCCGATACCGGCAGCATTCACAACGAAGACCACGCCCATTTGATTGACGCTGACATCCGTGTGATGTGGGCATCGGCTGCATTCAATAAGAAGGGGCGCACCGTAGTAGGCCAAGCCGAAGAGGTCGCATTCCGTGCGGGTGGCTGGCAGAAGGCCCGAATGGAGCAACAGATGATGGATTGGTTCGGCGAAGTGCCGTCCTACATCATCACCTTGGCCGCTGATTACTGCTCACAGTGCTCCGATGCTGACTTCTGCGCGCTGGTGGAACATGAGCTGTACCACATCGCCCAGGCGAAGGATAAGTACGGCGCGCCCAGGTTCACGCAAGAAGGATTGCCCAAGCTTGAGATGCGCGGACACGACGTTGAAGAGTTCGTCGGTGTGGTGCGTCGTTACGGTGCGAGCTACGAGGTGCAAGCCTTGGTGGATGCTGCAAACAATCCTGCCGAGGTGGGGAAATTGAACATATCGAGGGCCTGCGGAACCTGTCTGCTCAAGTCGGCCTGATTCTGGACAGGCATTGGACGGATGAGAATTTATGGCTGCCCTTCAAAATGACGTGAAGGCCTTTATCGTTCAGGCCCTGGCGTGCTTCGACACGCCCTCACAGGTTGTTGAGGCTGTCCAGAAAGAATATGGGGTATCGATCACCCGTCAGCAGGTTGAAACACACGATCCCACGAAGACCTCAGGGAAGTGCCTGGCAAAGCGTTGGGTGACGATGTTCGAAGACACTCGGAAGCGATTCCGCGAAGAGACTGCTGAGATCCCGATCGCCAATCGCGCGTTCCGTCTCCGTGCCATGAACCGCTTCGTGGAGAAGGCCGAGACGATGAAGAACATCGGCTTGGCCATGCAGATTCTGGAACAGGCCGCGAAAGAAACCGGTGACATGTACGTCAACCGCAACCGAAAGGATGAGCCAGACGATGAGCCAGCAATCCCGACCCGCATCCAGGTCGATGTAGTGGATGCGAGGAAGCCGAATGCCGAGCCTTAATGTTCCGCAGGCTCACTTCCTCACGCTACCCCACAAATTCCGCGCATTCGTTGCTGGCTTCGGCTCAGGGAAGACCTGGGTTGGATGCTCGGCGCTGTGCAAGCACTTCATGGAGTGGCCCGGCGTCAACGCGGGTTACTTCGCACCGACTTACCCGCAGATCCGGGACATCTTCTACCCGACCATCGAAGAGGTGGCCTACGACTGGGGGCTGAAGACCAAGATCAATCAGGCGAACCATGAGGTTCACATCTACAGCGGCCGGCAGTATCGCGGCACTGTGATTTGCCGGTCGATGGAGAAGCCGCAGACCATCGTCGGCTTCAAGATCGGCCATGCCCTGGTGGATGAGCTCGACGTACTGACGTCGATCAAGGCTCAGCAGGCATGGCGCAAGATCATTGCTCGGATGCGTTACAACTTGCCGGGGCTGAAGAACGGCGTTGACGTGACTACGACGCCGGAAGGCTTCAAGTTCGTCTTCCTTCAGTTCGTGAAGCAGCTGCGCGACAAACCCAAACTGAACGAGATGTATGGTCTGGTGCAGGCGAGCACGTTCGACAACGAGCTGAACCTGCCAAGCGACTACATCGAATCGCTGATGGAGTCGTATCCGCCGCAACTGATCCTCGCGTACCTGAACGGCCAATTCGTCAACCTGACGTCTGGGTCGATCTATCACACATACGACCGAAAGCTGAATCAGTGCTTCGACACCGTGCAGCCGGGCGAGCCGCTGTTCATCGGCATGGACTTCAACGTCGGCAAGATGGCGGCGATCACTCACGTCAAGCGCGAGCAGGGTTTGCCTCGCGCAGTGGATGAGCTGATGGATGGCTACGACACGCCGGACATGATCCGACGCATCAAGGAACGCTACTGGGAACACACCGGCAACGACTACAAGAAGACCTGCGAGATTCGGATCTACCCGGATGCCTCCGGCGATTCGCGCAAGTCGGTCAACGCCAGCGTCACCGATATCGCCATGCTCAAACAGGCAGGTTTCTCAGTCATCGCGCCGGCGGCCAACCCGCCCGTGAAGGACCGGATCAACGCCATGAACGGCATGTTCTGCAACGCGCAGGGCGAGCGGCGTTACCTGGTCAACCCGTTCACTTGCCCGACATATGCCGACGGCCTTGAGCAGCAGATCTGGGCGCCCAACGGCGAGCCGGACAAGAGCCAAGGCAACGACCACGCCAACGACGGCGGCGGTTACTTCATTCACCGCGAGTACCCGATTATCAAGCCGGTCACCGCAATCAAAATGGGATACGCCCGATGAGCAACGACGTCTCCTTCAAGCGGGCGGACTACATCGAAGTGCTGGACCGCTGGGCGACTGTTCGCGACGTCTGTGCGGGTCAGCATCGGGTGGTGTCGCGGCTGCCGTACATCAACGCACACGACAAGTCACCGGAGAACGTAGACCGAAACAAGGCTTACCGCGAGCGGGCTGTGTTCAAGAATGCTACCGGCCACACACGCAACGGCTTGCTCGGCCTGGCCTTTCACAAAGACCCGACGCTCACCGTGCCAAAGAAGCTGGAGTACTTGCAGGACAACGCCAACGGCTCCGGGGTGAGCATCTACCAGCACTCCCAAGGCACACTGGAAAAGGTGCTTGAGGCTGGTCGTCACGGTCTGTACGTCGACTACCACCAAGATGATGGTGCTGGTGGCCACTCGGTGATCCTGTCGTACTGCGCAGAAGACATCATTAACTGGCGCACCGGCATGGTGAATGGTCACAACGTCCTGACGATGGTTGTGCTACGTGAAATGTTAGAGATTGAGGACGGCTTCGGGTTCAAGGCTGTCGAACAGTTCCGCGAGCTCGCTCTTGAGGCTGAAGGCTTTGTCTGTCGTGTTTGGCGCCGTTCTGGTCCGAGAGGTGGCGGCCCACTTGAGGTCACGGAGACATTCACTCCGGAAGGCATTACCGGGCGCCTCAAGGAAATCCCGTTCACCTTCATCGGTGCACAGAACAACGATCCAACAATCGACGAATCGCCGCTGTACGACATTGCGATGATCAACCTGGGGCATTACCGCAACAGCGCCGACTACGAAGACAGTGTCTTCTGGTGCGGTCAGGCTCAACCGTGGATCTCTGGCCTGGATGAGCAATGGCGCGACTGGATGGAGAAGAACGGCGTCTATGTTGGCTCCCGGGCACCGATGATGCTGCCTGTCGGTGGTGCCTTCGGCTACGCGCAGCCGCTGCCGAACACGCTGGTCAAGGAGGCGATGGCCGACAAGAACCAGATGATGATCGAACTGGGCGCCCGCATGGTGGTCGCTTCACTGGCTGCCAAAACGGCTACTGAGTCCCGCGGCGACCAGTCTGCATCGACATCGGTGCTGGCCGGCTGCGTGGCAAACGTCAGCGAGGCATACACCCGGGCGATCATGTGGTGCGGCCAGTACATGGGCGTCAGTGACAAGGTCGAGTACCAGGTCAATCAGGAGTTCGTCGAGCTGACGGCTGATCCGCAGATGATCACAGCACTGGTTGGGCTCTGGCAGAACGGCGGGTTCGCGAAGGCCGATCTGCGTGCCTATCTGCGCAAACTGGGCTTGATTGCCCCAGAGCGTACAGACCAGCAGATCGATGGCGAGCTCCAAGAGCAGACTGATGGCTTGGACCTGGACGACGAGGTAACACCAAATGGCAGCCAACCAGGCAATCCTTGATGCCACGATCCGGCACGCGGTCTTCCTTGAAAAGTTGAAAGCAGGGGAGGTTGGCAAGTTTGCGCCATTCCTCAAGGAAATTGATCGCTCGATCCGCGACCGGCTCACCCAGTCCAACCTGACCGAGTACAACGTCAAGCGGCTTGAAGCGTTACTGAAGGAAGTCGACAGCCTGCTGTTGGGCATCTTCGACCGCTACAGCGCGCAGCTGAACCTCGACCTGATCGACATCGCCAACTACGAGGCCGAGTTCGAGGCAACGAGCCTGGCTAGGTCTGCGCCGGTCGGCGTGTCGCTTGATGTCGCGGCGCCGACGGCGGCAGCCATCAGGACGGCGGTACTGACCAATCCACTCAGCGTGCGCGGCACTGGCGGCGGGAAGCTGCTCAAATCGTTCATCAAGGGCTGGACCAGTGCAGAGCGGGATCGCGTTACCGGCACAATCCGACAAGGCTTCTTCGAAGGGCAAACGAACTTTCAGGTCATCCGCAACATTCGCGGCACCAAAGCGGCGGGATACAAAGACGGCATCCTGGCAACGACCAACCGCAACGCGAGCACTGTCGTGCACACCGCGATTCAGCATGTGTCGTCACAGGCACGCATGGAAGTGGCCAAGGCCAACACCGATGTGGTGTCCGAGATTGAAATGGTCGCCACCCTGGACAGCAAGACCAGCCAGACTTGTCGTTCGATGGATAAGCGACGCTTCCCGGTTAACTCAGGGCCAAGGCCGCCCTTTCATCCGAACTGCCGGACCACGTTCATTCTGCTGACCAAGCTCAGCGAGATGTTCGCCAAGGGCGCTACGCGTGCTTCGGTCGGAGCTGGTGGCGCAGGGCAGGTCAGTGCGAGCCTCGATTACTACCACTGGCTTCAGCAACAGCCGGCATCGTTTCAGGATGTGGCCATCGGCCCCGTTCGGGCAAAGCTGTTTCGTGAAGGTGGGCTCAGTGTCCAGCGCTTCGCAGAGCTGCAGCTGGATCGCAACTTTGCTCCGTTGAACCTGGCGCAGATGAAGGCGCTGGAACCATTGGCGTTCGAGCGCGCGAAAATTTGATCAAACACTTTCAATCAGCCGCCTCCGGGCGGTTTTTTATTGCCTGCAAAGCGGGCTGACAAACCCAAGGGGTGCATCAACGTGGCAGAAGAAAACGAAATCGACCTGGAAAACCCGGCAATCAAGGCCGCTATCGCGACTGCCGTTGAAGCATCCGTTTCCGGGCTGAAAACAAAGAACACCGAGCTGCTGGGCAAGCTGAAAGACACCACCGGCAAGCTGACCCAGTTCGAAAGCCAGTTTGAAGGCATCGACATTGATGCCGTCAAAGGGTTGCTGAGCCGGGCCGGCCAGGACGAAGAAACCAAGCTGCTGACGGAGGGCAAGGTGGACGAAGTCTTTAACCGGCGCACCGAACGCCTGCGTGGCGACTACGACAAGCAGCTGAAGACCGTAACTGGTCGCGCCGAGAAGGCAGAAGCCTTCGCCGCCAAGTTTCAGGGCAAAGTCCTGGGCGACTCGGTGCGCGGCGCAGCTCTGAAAGCCGGCGCTTTGCCGGAAGCAACCGACGACATCATCCTGCGCGCCAAGGGCGTGTTTTCACTGAACGATGAGGGCGAAGCGGTCGCCGTTGATGAGTCTGGCCAGACCATCCTCGGCAAAGACGGCAAAACCCCTCTGACCCCGCTCGAATGGGCGGAGTCACTGCGCGAAAGCGCACCTCACCTGTGGCCAAGGGCTTCAGGGACACAAGCCCCGGGCGGGGGTGGCGGCCAGGCTGCATTCAAACGCTCCGAAATGACCTCCGAGCAAAAGCGCGATTACCAGCGCAAGCACGGCCAAACCGCATTCCTGCAATTGCCCAAGTAAGGGGAAACACCCATGGCTACAACCGTTAACAGCGACCTGATCATCTACAACGATGAGGCGCAAACCGCATACCTGGAGCGTGTCCAGGACAACCTCGATGTGTTCAACGCCTCGTCCAACGGCGCGATCGTTCTCGATAACGAGTTGATCGAAGGCGACTTCCGCAAGCGCTCTTTCTACAAAATCGGCGGCTCACTGGAACACCGCGACGTCAACTCCACCGGCAAGGTAACCGCCAAGAAAATCGGCGCTGGCGAAGCGGTTGGCGTCAAAGCTCCGTGGAAATACGGTCCGTACCAGACAACCGAAGAGACCTTCAAGCGTCGCGGTCGTCCGGTCGATGAGTTCTCCCAGATCATCGGTGCCGACGTGGCCGATGCAACCCTGGAAGGCTTCATCCAGTACGCCACAGCTGCGTTGCGTGCAGCTATTAGCTCCAACGCCGGCATGGTTGTCACCGCCAACATCGAAACCGACGGCAAAAAGACCCTGACCCGCGGTATGCGCAAATTCGGCGATAAGTTCGGTCGCATCGCCTTGTGGGTCATGCACTCCAGCGCCTACTTCGACATCGTCGACGAGGCCATAGCCAACAAGGTCTACGAAGAAGCCGGCGTTGTGATCTACGGCGGCCTCCCGGGCACCCTCGGCAAGCCGGTGCTGGTGACCGACACCGCCCCGGCGGACGTGATCTTCGGCCTGCTGCCGAACGCTGTGGTGATCACCGAGTCCCAGGCGCCTGGCTTCCGCTCGTACAACGTGGACGACGAGGAAAACCTCGGTATCGGCTATCGCGCCGAAGGCACTGTCAACATCGATGTGCTGGGTTACAGCTGGAAGGACGCCGTCGGCGGTGCGAACCCAACCTTGGCAGCCGTAGGTTCGGCGGCGAACTGGGTCAAGCACTCCGACAGTGACAAGGTCACCGCCGGCGTGATGATCACTCTGACGACCACGCCTTAAGGCCCACCCATGACAGCGGTCAGCGATGGCCGCGACGGAGATATCTATGGAACTCATTTATTCCACTCAAAGCTCTGGCTTTGACCCAGATAAGCGCTATCGCAACCCGGAGCACTTCGACCGACCAGAAGCGGGCGTGACCGGTGTTGTTGTGGTTGGCGAATGGCCGAAAGTTGTTGATGCCTACGAGAATGTCGGCGTCGAAGTGACGCGGGAGGAGGCGGAGCCGCAGCTGATCACTGACTACGCTGTGCAAAACAGCCTGGACGAAGAAAACGGCAATCTACGTGCTGAACGTGACGGCTTCCGTGGACTGATCGAGTCGCTGGAAGGCGTGGCACCGCTGGAACACCCGGGCGCTGGCGAACTGCCGATCCGTTTGTTTTACGCGTTGAGCGGCATCCACGCCAGCATGAATGAGCTTGCCGGCCAGCGTGATTCCGAAGCCGAGAAGGCGCGCACCCTGCAGAGGCAGGTAGACGACCTTTTGGCCCAAGCTGCCGAAGCCAGGCTGGAAACGGACGAAACCAAAGAGGCAAAGGAAATTGCTGAGCTGAAGGCCCGGCTCGATGCTGCTGGCATCGCCTACCGGGCCAACGCCTCGAAAGAAACCTTGGAAAAGCTCGTCGCCGACCTGCCCAAGGCGTGATACTGCTGGCTACCGGTAACTCGGTGGCCAATCATTCAAAGCTCAATTCAGCGAGTTGATCCATGACACTCATCATCGAGGACGGCACTGGCAAGCCAGACGCCGAAAGCTACGCGAGCGCCGAGGATCTGGTCATGTACGCCGGTAAGTTCGGTGTGACCATCCCTGCGGACGAGCCAGCACAAGAAGCACTGCTTCGCCGGTCCGCCTTGGCGATGGATGGAATGACCTGGAAGGGGCGCAAGACGGATAGCGATCAGGCGTTGGCCTGGCCGCGCCGCGGGGTTGAACTGGATTGCCAGATCAAGCCCGACAACTACCTGCCGGCTCGAATCCAGTATGGTCAGATGGCTTTGGCTGCCGAGATTCACACCGACGACATCGACCCAATCGACAAGCGCAAGGGCGCTGTGACGCTGGAGCGTGTTGAAGGCGCTGTAACTCGCGAGTACGCGACGATCCCGAACACCAGCGGTCGACTATTGCCGGCGGCACCGGACCGCCCAAGCGCCACGCAGTTCGCAGACTACCTACAACGGCGCGGATTGTTTGCAGTGAGGGCCTAATCAGAGGCCCAGATCTTTTTCGAGAAGTTCGACCTTAAAAACGTCTACCAGTGAAGGAAGGCGGCTGACCTCGATCGCATCTGCGATTGCGGATAAGTCATTGCCTTTGAAGCCCGGCGTGATTGGTACGAAGTTATCCGCCAAGTCCTCGTAAACCTCGCTGCCCCTTGTTCCGTCGAGCACTTTCTTGAGCCTTGTCCGCAGTGAGAGTTTCTTCGGCACGGTCAATGGATCCTTGTTGGCTATCGCTGTTTTCACATCGCGAATGCCTTCACGTAAGTATTCAGCTTTTTCTACGTTATTCATCTCTGATCCCTAAAGGTGCCCAAATGGCGTTTTACAACGAAATGGCATTGCTAGCGCTGGAGATGATCGCAGAATTCGGCCAACCCGTGACCATTCGAGCAATCATCGTCGGCGAGTACGATCCCGATACGGGGAGCGCACCGCCAGACACCATCACCGAGCAGACCGCCCAAGGCATCCTGCTCGACTTCACCGGCCAAGAATTCCAGAACAACAGCCTCATCAAGCAGGGCGACAAGAAACTCAAGATCGCTGCGCAGGGGCTTGAGTGGGCGCCCAGCCTGCTGAACAAGGTGTTCGTTCAGAATCGCACCTGGTCAATCGTCCCGCCGCTGAAAGAGATCAACCCCGCTGGCACGCCGATCCTGTACGAGCTGCAGGTGCGCTCTTGAGTCGCGCCGGCGCCGGGCAGTCCGGCAGCTTTGCCCTAAGCCTCGCCGAGTTCGCGGCCCAGGCCACTGAAGCTATCGACGCCAGTCTGCGCGAGATCATCATCGAGGTCGGTAGCAGCGTCATCCGCATGTCTCCGGTGGGCAACCCTGAGATCTGGGCGCAGAACACTGTGGCCCATCAGTACAACAAGGCCGTGGACGATCACAACATCGATTTGCGCAGCGATCCGGCCAACCTGACAAAGGCGGGCCGGCTCAAGCCTGGGCGCAAGCTAAATGACGGCATGGATATCGTTGCTCCCGAAGGCTACGTCGGTGGCCGGTTCCGAGCCAACTGGCATCTTTCAATTGATGTCGTCGAAAACGTCACGTTTGGCGAAGTTGATCCGAGCGGACAAGAGACGATTGCTGCACTGGTTTCGGCCGTCAGCGATTTCGCCGCCGGACAAACTGCCTACCTCATCAACAACCTGCCATACGCCATCCCGCTCGAGTTTGGGCATTCGACCCAAGCACCAGGTGGCATGGTCCGCATCACCGTGGCCCGCTTCCAGCAGATCGTGCAGGAGGCCATCAGGAACAACCAGATATGAGCCACAACATCATCGCTACGATATACGAGGCCAAGCTGATCAACTGGGCGAAAGCCTTGCCGGTTCCGCTGAAGGTCGTCGTCGAGAACGAGGCCTATACGCCAGTTGACGGCGCCACTTACCTGAAGGCGTTCATGCTACCGGCGGACACCGCGAGCAACACGCTCGGCGGCGACCACAAGCTGTACACTGGAGTGTTTCAGGTCAGCATCGTGACGCCCTCGGGCAAGTATCGCGGTGCGGCCGGAGCACTGGCAGACCAGATCGCCGCGCTGTTCCCGCTGTACGAGCGGAATACGAAGGGTGCGCTGACCGTCGTGACTATGACCCCGGTCGACCCCGGCCCAGGTATTCCAGACGACACGACCTTCACCGTGCCGGTTTCCTTCCAGTACCGAGCCGACACCAACTAATCCGCCCGTTGGGCAAACCCAGAACCCGCCATTGAGTGGGTTTTGTCATTTCTGCAAAGAGGAAAACCCATGAGCGTCAAGATTCCCAACGGCACGACCTTCGAGATCGCCGGCGTTCTGAGCGCCCCGAAGCCGTTCACCGCGATCACCAACGCCAAGCCCGCAGTGCTGACCGCTGTCGCGCACGGTCTGGCCAATGGCGACGTGATCGTCATTGATTCGGCGTGGGCGAAGCTGAACGGCCGCCCTGCGCGAGTGATTGATTCCGATGTGGGCGACTTCGCGGCCGATGGCGTGGATACCACCAGCGTCAAAAACTATCCGGCAGGCTCCGGTGCGGGATCGGTTCGAGCTGCGTCCGGCTGGACTCAAATCTCTCAGATCACAGAGCCGACCGCAAACGGCGGTGAGCAGCAGTTCCTGACCTACGGCTTCCTTGAAGACGATGATGATCGTCAGTTGCCCACCACCAAGTCGGCCAGCAGCATGACGCTGCCAGTAGCGGATGACCCTGCTCAGGCATACGTCGCAGTGGTGGAAGCCGCCGATGAAGACAAGGAGCCGCGTCTGGTTCGCGCAAACCTTCCTGGTGGCGCGACCATCTACTACTACGCGTATGTCTCGATCACTGCGACCCCAACGCTGAGCCGCAACAACATCATGACGCGAACTATCACGCTGTCGTTCGCCTCCCGCCCAACGCGCTACAACACCTAAGGGGTTCCCATGGCAAAGTTTTCCATCGCGCCGAAGCCGACGTTCACCGTCGATGTGGCGATCCCTCAGGTGGGCGGCAGGCCCGCATTGGTTCCGTTCACCTTCAAGTATCGAGACCGTACGGCCTTGGCCGAACTATTCGACGCTTGGAAGGAAAAAGCCGAAGCCCTGGGCGAGCGCTTCAAAGACACCCAGCCAACTCTCACCGAAATCACCGCAGCGGAAGTAGAGCAGGGTGTCGAGCAGATCAAGGACCTGGTCGTGGCATGGGGCTTCAACGACAAGCTCAATGACGAGTCGATCACCGCTCTGGTGAAGAGTTGCATTGGTGTCTCGGATGCCGTTGTGAAGGCCTACAGCGATGCCTTCGGCAAGGCCCGCCTGGGAAACTAACCGCCGCTGCTCGTGCGCTCTATGAGTCTGACGGGTCCGCCGAACAGATGGCTCTGTTCGGATTTTCACCAGAGGACTACGACGAAACTGTCGAGGTTTGGCCAGACAACTGGAAGTCGTTCCTCGTCATGGATTCGATGGGAACTCAGTGGCGCACAGGTGCCTGCGGCGCAACCGGGCTTGATTACGGCGTTCTGTCCAATGTCATGAGGCTCGTCGGTGTTCCTGCGAAGGATCGCCCTAGCGTGTTTCAGGACATTCGTGTGATGGAGTCGGAAGCCATCGCCGTCATGGCAGAAGCCCGCGACAACAGCCCGTGAAGACGGGCACTTATTCAAGGTGAGTCGATGAACATTGCAGAACTGGGCATCAAGATTGACTCAGCCGACACCGCCCGGGCCGCTGTCGAACTCGACAAAATGACCAAGGCCGGCGATCGAGCGGAGCAGTCCGCCGTCGGCCTGATGAAAGAGATGGAAGCGCTGGAGAAGTCGTTGTCGAAGGGCGCGACCACCACGCAGGAACTGGCAAAGCAGCGCGAAAATCTGGCGAAACTCACTAAGACCGGCGCCTATGGCGAGGCCGAGTTCACCAAGATCACCGCGCAGCTCGACAAGCAGCAGGCGGCGTTGGCCAAGTCCACGCTGGATGAACAGAAGGCGCTGAATAGCCTGCTCGGCGCGATCGACCCAGCCCGTGCGGCCATGGCCAAGCTCGATACTCAGGTAGAGCAGCTGGGCAAGCATCTCGATGCCGGCCGCATCAGTCAGGACGAGTACAACTCGGCACTGGGCAAGCTGAATAGCAACTACGCATCACTGGAAAAAACCGCCACCGGTTTCGACAAGCTGAAACTTGGTACCCGCCAGGCTCAGGAAAACGTTGTGCAGCTCGGCAATGCGCTCTCCTCGGGCGACTGGGGCAGTGGCGTTCGTGCTGTTGCTCAGTTGGGCGCTGGTGCGGGTGCGTCGGCTGCTGGGCTGCTTGCCATTCTTGCGCCAATTGCCTTGGCCGCTGCTGCCGTCGGTGGGCTGGCCGTTGCCTACTACAAAGGCAGCAAAGAGCAGGACGCCTATACCAAAGGCCTAGTGCTTACCGGTAACGCCTCTGGCATGACTGCCAGCCAACTTGGCGAAATGGCGCGGCAGGTCAGCGCGACCGTCGGCACGACTGGCCAGGCTGCCGAAGTGCTGGCGCTGCTGGCCGGCAACGGGAAAATCGCTGGCGAGAGCTTCGGCGGCATTGCCCAGGCGGCCGTGTCCATGAAGGAAGCGACCGGCAAAGCCATAAAAGAGACGGTTGCTGAGTTCGAAAAGATCGCAGACGAGCCGGTCAAGGCGTCAGCCGCGCTGAATGAGCAATACCACTACCTGACAGCTTCGGTTTATTCGCAGATCGCCGCTCTGGAAGAGCAGGGCGACCATGCCGGCGCCGTGAAGCTGGCAACCGAGCAGTACGCGGATGCGATCAACGAGCGCACCCCGAGGATTCTCGAAAACCTGAGCTTCTGGGAAAAGGGTTACAACGCTGTCGCGCGAGCTGCGGACAACCTGAAGAACCTGGGTCGGCCCGATATCGATGCCGACATTGAGCAAGCCCGGCGGAATCTGGAGCAGGCGCAATCGGGCAATGTGGGCGCCTTCCAAAACCAGAAAGAGATGGTTGAGCTCTACAGCAATCAGCTGAACATGCTCGAGGACCAGAAGGCTGCAGCGGCCGACATCGCCAAATACGAAGGCGAGCAGGCAAAGGCTCAGCAAGATGCTGTGTCTGCGATGGTCAAAGTCGATGCCCTGACGAAATCCTCACTGAACAACGAGCAGAAGCGCGCCGAGGCAATTAAGGAGTACAAGAAGCAGCTCGACGACATCCGCAAGAGCAGCCCGAACGATGCACGGCTTGATCCGGCCGCAGTCGCCAAAAACATGGCGAACCTCAACGACAAGTTCAAAGATCCGAAGGGCGCAGCAGGCAGCGTCGACCTGACGGGCTTCAACAACGCAAAAAATGTGCTCGCCGAAACTCTGGCCTACTACAAAAACGCCGATAAGGAACTCGAAGCATCTCAGCGGGCCGGTGTGATCTCGCAGACCAGCTACACGGAGCAACGTGTCAGCCTGCTGAAGCAGGAAGCCGTCGAAGTAGCCCAGGGATATGAGGCGGAAATCGCAGCTCTGGAAGCAGCCAAGACCAAAAAGGGAGCGACTGCGGCGCAGATCATCCAGATCGATCAAAAGATCTCGGATGCACGAACTGCGATGGTCAAGGCGCAGCAGGAGACGGACAGCCAACTTTCAATCATTGCCACCAACGAAGACGGTCGCCTGCGCAAGCAGACTCTGGCCGTCAAAACGTATACCGACGCCTTACAGCAACAGGTCGAGACGCTTCGACAGCAAGGGCTGCGTGCGGCTTCTGGCCTAGGCCAGGGTGATCGGCAGCGTGGGCTGACGGATCAGCAGAACGGAATCGACGATCGCTTCAACCAACAAAGCCTGGAGTTGGCAAACCAGTACGGCGATGGTTCGAGCGGCATGAGCCTCGACGAGTACACCCAGAAGCTGGCAGCGCTGAAAGCTACACAACAGGATCTGCACGACACTGTTCAAGCCAATTACGATGAGATGACGGCAGCCCAGGGTGACTGGAGCGCCGGCGCGACGTCGGCATGGCAGAACTACCTGGAATCGGCTCGGGATGTCGCCGGGCAGACGAAAAGTCTGTTCACCAATGCCTTCAGCTCGATGGAGGACGCAGTCGTCAACTTCGCTATGACCGGGAAGTTGTCGTTCGCGGACTTTACGAAATCGATCTTGGCGGACATGGCGCGCATTGCTACTCGGCAAGCCAGTTCCGCGCTGCTGGGCAGTCTCATCGGCGCAGGTGCGAGTTACTTCGCCGGCGGTGCGGGATCAACAGCGTCAGCAGGATCGACTCAGGCAGGCTACAGCGGCGACCTATCTGGCTTCACACCGGGCAGCATTCAGGCCGATGGTGGCGCTTGGTCGTCCGGTGTGCAGTTGTTTGCCAACGGTGCAGCTTTCACCAACAGCATTGTGAGCAAGCCAACAGCCTTTGGCATGGCCGGTGGCGATATCGGTGTCATGGGAGAGGCCGGCGAGGAGGCGATCATGCCGCTGACCAGAACGTCCGGCGGCCAGCTTGGCGTGCGGGCTTTGAGCGGTGGCAGCAGCGGATCAACCATCAGCATTAACGCACCGGTCACTGTGGCGATTCCGGATCGCAGCTCTGAAGGGATGCAGCTCGACCAACAGGCGCTTTCGCAAAACCTCCAGACGCAGATGAAGGCCGCAGCAGAGCGAGCCGTGGCCGAGTCGTGGCGTGCTGGTGGCGTGAGTTTCCGCAACGTTAATGGGAGAGCCTGATGGCGATTGATACATTCACCTGGCCAACTCAGCACGGTGACGCACCCGAAATTACCTATCGGGTGCGCACCTCGCAGTTCGGTAACGGCTACAAGCAGACGGCTGGCGACGGCCCGAACAACAAAGAGGACGCCTATCCGATTACCTACACCGGTCAAATAGCCAAGGTGCTGGAGATCATGGCGTTCTTTGACCGGCACGCCGGGGCGAAGGCATTCCTCTGGACCACGCCTCTAGGCCAGCTCGGCCTGTTCACCTGCACGAATCCCGTACCCACTCCGGTGGGCGGCGGCGTTTTCAAACTCACGGCCACTTTTGACCGTGCCTTCCAACCATAAGGGGCGACTATGCCGCTGATCAGTGACATCCAGGTTCTTGAGCCTGGCAGCGAAGTGCTGCTCTTTGAACTGGACGGTTCGGGCTACGGTGCGGACGTGCTGCGCTTCCACGGACATGCGATCCCGCATACGCCCGCGGAGCTTATCGCCGCCGGCGCCGATGCCGACCTGCTGCCGGCCAAAGCGATCTGGTGGCAGGGCAACGAGTACGGCGCCTGGCCAATGCAGATCGACGGCATTGAGGCCAATGGCGATGGCACGGCGGTACGCCCAACGCTTTCGATCGGCAACGTCAACGGGCGCATTACCGCGCTGTGTTTGGCGTTCGACGACCTGCTCGAGTTCAAGCTGACCATGCGCCACACGCTGGGCACGTACCTGGATGCGCAGAACTTTCCGAGCGGGAATCCCACGGCAGACCCAACCCAAGAGACGATTGAGGTCTGGTACATCGACCAGAAAACGAACGAGGACGGGGAGACTGTCAGTTGGGAGCTTGCCAGCCCGGGTGACGTGGGCGGTGAGTCAATCGGCCGCCAGGCTACAACCTTGTGCCACTGGTGCCTCACTGGCGGCTATCGCGGGCCGAACTGCGGCTACACCGGGCCATACGTCACCAAAGACGGGGTTGTCACCGATAACCCTGAGCTGGATGAGTGTGACGCCACGCTGGGCCGGGGTTGTATCCCGCGCTTCGGTGAGGGCAACCCATTGCCATTCGGCGGCTTCCCGGCCGTATCTCTGATTGCCAGGAGCTGACCATGCGTAAGCACATTTTGAACGCTATTCAGGCACACGCGGCGGCCGAGTACCCGAAGGAGTGCTGCGGCCTGCTGCTGGGAATTGGGCGCAAACAGCAGTATTACCCATGTCGAAACATCGCATCGGAACCCAACGAGGAATTCCGAATTGACCCTGAAGACTATGCTGCGGCGGAAGATATCGGCGAAGTAATCGGCATCGTCCATTCTCACCCGGACGCCACCAGTCGGCCTTCACCGCGCGACTTGGCCATATGCGAAGCAACCGCAATGCCGTGGCACATCCTGAGTTGGCCTGAAGGCGACCTGCGCACGGTCATGCCTTCCGGCGAGACGCCACTGCTCAAGCGGCCGTTTGTGCACGGCGCCTGGGACTGCTGGCAGGTCTGCGCGGATTGGTATCAGCGCGAGTGGGGACTGGAGTTTGAAGCCTTCAATCGCGCCGACGGCTGGTGGGAGAGCAAGGACAACACCAGCCTGTACGAAGCCAACTATGAGGCCGCCGGGTTCTACCGGGTCGACCAGCCTCAGCGAGGTGACATGATCGTAATGGAGGTAGGCCGGACGGTTTACCCGAATCATGCGGGGATATTCCTCGGCGCCAGTCCGTCACTGCCTGGCGAAGACGCGGCGACCTTCGGCCCTGGGCCTTTCCTGCTGCATCACTTATACGGAAGGCCGTCGGAGGTCATCGTGTTCGGTGGGCCGTGGCTCGATCGGACACGCCTGATCCTCAGGCACAAGGATGCACAGCCAGCCATGTGATACGGCAGTGATGGCGACTATTTGTGGGGCGGCAGGCCGATACTGGGCATTCGTACAGGGGGAGGGCTCTGTTACATGATCAAGCTTTCATTATTTAGCTTTGATGGTGTTAAATGCACACCGCGTGAACCATTGTGATCTACAGTGATCCTACGAAGCGCAAGTATTATTAGAAAAAATTTGTCAGGTTGCAGCATGTAAGCCGCTTATCCTACTGACTTTTAAGGGATTTAATTTTGCATAGGAGAGAGGTCATGTCTAAAGGCAATGTCATCTCGTTGGCTGAAAGGAAGGCTGAGCTTCAGACCGAAGCTGAATTCCTTGACCTGCTTGATCAAGATATTAAGGCGAACCCGGAAAATATTCAGCCGATTCCACGCAGTCTTTTTCTTCAGATGGACGAAATTCGCGCCTTGGCCGATGCAAATCGTCGTAGCGAACTGTTGAAGGGTTGACCTGTGGCTGAGAATTCGGTCACGACACAAAACGGATGGGCGTTATACGCACATCCGTTTTTTATTGCGCGATTATCGGAGCTAATCCGTCGTGTGCAGGCTCTGATCAAGAAAGATCCAGAGAATTTTCACCGGCATCCGGATTTCGATCTGTATGAAAGCGTTTCCGACTACATCCGTCATCACGTTCCTGACAACCCAAATCACAAGGATTTCAGGCAAGGATCGACGCTTGGTAAGTTGCATCGTCATTGGTTTCGCGTGAAGAAGGGGCTGCCGTCGCGATATCGTCTTTTCTTTCAGTTCAGGTCTGAAGCCCCCAAGACGATCCTCTACGCATGGTTCAATGATGAGAGAACGATTCGCAAAGACGGCGATAAGCATGACGTCTACGCTGTTTTTGCCGCAATGCTGAAAAGTAAAAAAATGCCGAACTCTTTCGAAGATCTACACGCAGCATGCACGGGGCTCTCAGAGGCAGGTGGCCTGACAGAAGCTAAAGAAGACTAAATGTGAATGAGTGATTAGAAGCCCAGCCAACCCGCTGGGCTTTTTCGTTTCCGCTGATCCAAACAGGCAACAAAAAGCCCGGACTTAGCCGGGCTCGTTAAAAAAACTTCAGCGCGAATCCACCTCTTTCGCGATCTCGCTGGATGATTTTTCCCTGCGCCTCTGAAGCCAGCTATAGAACGCATGTACCGGATGGAGGACGGCGGTAAGCACGCCAAGCAGCATGATGATGAAAATGATGATCAGCGGGATGCTTTCGTGCGAGAACATGGTGGGTTACTCCTGTAGTCACTATGTCGGAACCTGCAGACTAGACGCATAGAACAATGTTTTCGATGAACGTATATTCATCCTCGGGTGCGTCAATTGTGCTACAGCGAGATTCGCCAAACTGGTCGATTTCAGATGTCAGCAAGCAAATATCGCGCAGTCTCTGTGGGCAATTTTTCAATACGCGCGTGGTTCGTAAAGCTGCAAACCAGTGATATCTTCCAGCCCTTTCCACAGGAGTGACCTGCATGAAATTTTTCGTAGGAGCGTTGGCGGTAGCGCTGTTGGCTGGGTGCTCATCGCCATCCGATTTGATGTCGACATCTCCGGCAGTCACGGTTGCATCCGCGAAGACACCGAAAGCATTTGCGCTTTGTGTATTCCCGGAATGGCAGGAGCACAACTCGAATGCCGGCATGACCGAAACATCGGCCGGCTACCGTCTCGTCAATGGTTTCGCACAGCAAACTGACGATGTGCTGGATATAAGCCAGACCAAATCGGGCAGTGTCGCGAAACTCTACCAGCGAGTGGCATGGTCTCAGCTGGGGCGTGGAGGTTTACGAGACTCGCTTCAGAAATGCCGATAAACACAAGGCCGCCGAAAGGCGGTTTTTTTATGGAAGGAGAAAATCATGGCCGCCGCCGTTTCGTTCGCCACGGGCATGACTATCGTCAAGCTCTCTGGATCCCTCGCCAAAAAGTTTGGGAGAGAGCACTCGAAGCAGATCGACTCAGGAACTTCCCGCGAAGTGTTTAAGGCTTTGAATTGCACCATCGAGGGATTCGAGCGGGAAATTAAACGACTTGCCTCCTTGGGCATGCGTTTCGCAGTGTTCCGAAATCGCAGAAATGTTGGCGAGACAGATTTTGATCTCGGCGGCACTCGTGAGATTCGAATAGTCCCAGTGATTGAGGGAAGTAAGCGTGGAGGCGTCTTGCAGACAGTAATGGGCGTTGTGTTATTGGCGATCTCTTACGTGTTCCCTGTTACCGCGCCTTACTTGGCTCCGGCGGGTATCGGGCTTATCGCAGGAGGCGTCATCCAGATGCTCAGCCCGCAGGCGTCAGGACTGAAGCAGAGCGCATCCCCCGAGAACGCGCCCTCCTATGCCTTCGGCAGCGCCAAGAACACCACGGCCAGCGGCAACCCGGTGCCGATCTGCATCGGCGAGCGCCGATGGGGCGGCATGATCATTTCCGCCTCGATCTACGCCGAAGACAAAATCTAAGCAACACGCAGCAAGCAGGCCGCCCGTGAGGCGGTTTTTTTATGCCTGGAGGAAAGCATGGGCGCAGCACAGCAGATCGACATTCACGGCGAGAAGGGCGGCAGCAGCAAGCCAAAATCGCCGACCGAGGCCAGCGACAGCCTGCGCTCGACCAACCTGGCCAAGCTGTTGATCGCCGTGGGCGAGGGCGAGTTTGACGAAATCCCGACCGATTACGACATCTACCTCGACAACACCCCGATCCGGGACGCGAGCGGCAACTACAACTTCCCCAACGTGAAGTGGGACTGGCGCCCGGGTTCCGTGGATCAGACCTATATCCCGGGCATCCCGTCGGTCGAGAATGAAACCTCGCTGAACGTGGAGTTGCGCAGTGACTCCCCGTGGGTACGCTCGATCACCAACATTCAGCTGTCGGCCGTGCGCGTGCGTTTCGCCTGGCCAGCGCTTCAGCGTCAGGATGATGAAGGCAACATCGTCGGCTACCGCATCGAGTACGCCATCGACGTGGCCACCGACGGCGGCGCCTATCAGCAAGTGGCAGTGGATGCCGTGGACGGCAAGACCACCACGCGCTACGAGCGCTCCCGCCGGATCGATCTGCCGGACGCCACCACTGGCTGGCAGATCCGCGTGCGCCGGCTGACGCTGAACCAGAACAGCAACAAGATCGCTGACACCATGCTGATCGCCGGCTTCACTGAAGTCATCGACGCCAAGTTGCGCTACCCGAACACCGCGCTGCTCTACATCGAGTTCGATGCCGAGCAGTTCACCAACATTCCCGCCGTTACCGTGAAGTGCCGGGCGCGCCGCTGGCAGGTACCGAGCAACTACGACCCAATCGCACGCACCTACACCGGGACGTGGGACGGCAGCATGAAGCAGGCCTGGACCAATAACCCGGCCTGGATCACTTACGGCGTGTGCACCGAGGACCGATTCGGCTTGGGCAAGCGCATTAAACCGTTCATGGTCGACAAGTGGGAGCTCTACCGGATTTCGCAGTACTGCGACCAGCTGGTGCCGAATGGCCTTGGCGGCGTCGAGCCGCGTTTCCTGTGCGACATGAACTTGCAGGGAAAGGCTGATGCCTGGTCGCTGCTGCGGGATATCGCCGGCATCTACCGGGGCATGACCTACTGGGCTCAGGGCCAGCTGGTTATGCAGGCGGACATGCCGCGCGCGCAGGACTTCGACTACGTGTTCACACGGGCCAACGTCATCGACGGGAAGTTCTCCTACGGCAGCGCTTCGGCGAAAACCCGATACACCCGGGCTTTGGTCAGCTACGACAACCCGGCCAACAACTACGACACCGACGTCATTCCGTTCGCTGATCTGGATCTTCAGCGTCGCTTGGGCGACAAGCCGACCGAGCTGAGCGCTATTGGATGTACGCGCGCATCCGAAGCTCAGCGCCGCGGCAAGTGGGCGATCCTGAGCAACAACCAGGACCGCACCGTCTCGTTCAAGACCGGCATGGAGGGTGTTATTCCGCTCCCTGGTCACATCATCCCAGTGGCGGATTCCCTGCTGGCCGGGCGCGAGGTAGGCGGGCGAATCTCGGCGGTTGCTGGCCGGGTTGTAACGCTCGACCGTGACACCCAGGCCAAGGCTGGTGATCGGCTAATCATCAACCTACCAGGCGGGCGGGCGGAAGGCCGCACCGTACAGAGCGTCAACAACCGCGCGGTGACGGTGACCACCCACTACAGCGAGGCGCCTCTGCCGCAACTTCAGTGGGCGCTGGATGCCGATGATCTGGCAATCCCGCTCTATCGTGTATTGCGGACCAAGCGCACCGCCGAGGGCGACTTCGAGATCAGCGCGCTGCAGTACGAACCGAGCAAGTTCGCTTACATCGACACCGGCGCACGTTTGGAAGAACGGCCGATCAGCGTGATTCCAATCACCGTGGTTCCAGCCCCGGCCAGCGTCACAGTCACGTCGAATTCTGTTGTGTCTCAGGGTATCGCCGTCGCCACCATGACCATCACCTGGCCAGCGGTGAACGGTGCCGTCGCCTATGACGTGGAATGGCGCAAGGACAGCGGCAACTGGATCAAGCTGCAGCGCACCGGGATGACCAGCGTCGATGTGG